TAATCTTATATTCTCTGAATTATTATTACTTTTGGCAGACGTTTCGAATAAAGAATAAATAACTAAGATATGAGTGCAAATAATGCAAAGGTTCAGGCTGTCATAGAAACGACTTTCAATTCGGCCATCAATAAGCTTGCTGCGAATGAAGCTGGCAACTGTTACAGCGATTTATATGTGCAGGTAGATGCTGAAAGTGGTGAATTGCTTATTTATGATGAAGAGGATGTGCTGGTTGAGAAGACAATCATTTTCGATTGGGTGAATACGGCATGTGATGATGATCAATTTACTCAACAGGTTGCTGCAACTTTGAAAGCTGTGCTTGCCGTTCTGGTTACAAAAAAAGTTTTTGATAACCCTTGTTTTCTGAAACCGTTCTCGGTAAGCCTGACTGACGAGGATTTCTCTGTCATTGAGGAACTTCTGTTCTTGGACGATGAAAATCTTCGTTTGGATGATCCTCTTTTAAAAGATTTGGATGCAGATTTGGATGATTTTTTAGCAAAACTTCTTTCAGATGTCAAATAAACATATTATATTTGCGCCCGCATTCAGGAAGTAAATGTTGCCGAAATAGCTCAGCTGGTAGAGCAACGCATTCGTAATGCGTAGGTCGGGGGTTCGAGTCCCCCTTTCGGCTCACAAGACAAAAAGAGCTAAACTTCTTATATTTAAGGCTTTTAGCTCTTTTGTTTTTTACTTCTTCTATCTCATTGTAGATTAAAAAAAAGGAAAGAATGTCCAGTTTTGGACTTAAACAATGTTCCAAAACTTATCCTTTAAAATTTTTAATCTATGGCAACAATCAGAGCTACAATTTTTAAGCCAAAGGCTTTAAAGGATGGCAAGCACAAAATTCGTGTAGCCGTTTCTCAAAAAGGTGAAACATGTTATATTGTTACGAACCTTATCATTGATAGTTTATCTCAATTTAAAAATGGTCAGGTAACAGGCCGGCCGGACGCGCCTGCAATAAACGTAAAACTCCGAAATATACTGAACAAGTATCAGGAAACTCTTGACGGAATAAAAAATATCAACAATTATGATTGTAGGCAAATAAGAGATATTCTGATTAACAATCGCGACTATTCAGGGAAAACATTTCAAGAGGTTTCAAAGGAATATATTTCAGAGCTTGTAAAAGATGAAAGATTTTCCTACGCAAAACTAATGGAGGCCAATTGCAAGTATTTTACCACCTTCTCAAAAGGCGATTTTCTTATGGCTGATTTCACTCCTCAAATAATAGATAACTACGACCGCTATCTACGAGCAAGGAGGTTGAGCGAAACAACAATAGGAATGTTTATGTCAAGAACAAAAGTGATTATCAATTATTCTAAGAGAAATCAGTATGTAAAATATGATATAGAGCCTTTTGCCTTTTACAAAATATCAAGGGCTCCTGAACGTGAACTTGATATTTCAGTTGAAGAATTTCTTAAAATAAGGGATAGCAAACCCAAATTAAGAAAATACATTGTTGCGCGTGATGTGTTTTGTCTTTCGTATTATTTAGGCGGAATAAACCTTGTTGACCTTTTAAAGATTGACTTTAGAGGAAAAAAGTACATTGAGTATATTCGTACAAAGTCAAGAAATATGAAGCAGGGGGAAAAACGTATAAGCATGACCATACAGCCGGAGGCAAAAACAATAATAAACCGCTGGATGGATAAGGATACCGGTAAACTTGATTTTGGGTATAAATTCAACTACCATTGCTTCTCCATATATATGACAAGGAATATAGGCTTGCTTGCAAAAAGCCTGGGAATAGAAAGGAGGGTTGTTTATTATTCTGCCCGAAAGAGTTTTGTTCAACATGGCTTTGAACTCGGAATATCCTTGCCCGTATTAGAGTATTGCATTGGTCAGAGTATGAAAACCGACAGACCTATTTATAATTATATCCGAATAATGAGAAGGCACGCGGATGAAGCAACCAGAAAAATTCTTGATAATTTGAATACCCAGAAAAAGTAGAGTTATTTTTCTTGAATTTTGCGTCTATTGCATTTTCTTGAGCCTGCTTGGTTACTTATCAGTAGAAAAAGAAAGTCGCATAGACGCAAAAATTACCACTTAAAAGAGAAAGCCCGAACACCTAAGCATCCGAGCTTTCAAGCGGACTGCGCTTAGCGCATAATCCACAACAACATTGCAAATATAGCAATATTTTTTTACTTTCCCTATTCTCACGAACCGGTCAGCAATAGTAACATTAAAAACATACAAACAATGAAAAGCTACAACAAAAACTATTTCTTTTTCCATGCAAGCCAGGCCAATAAAGCCGCCAACACCCCTCCGGCTATCAACCACCAAGCGTAAGGAGGTATGATACGCTTATCAACGCTTTCTTTTGTTTCTACTTTGGTTTTGTCAACAAAAGAGGTCGTATCATCTTCCTTTTTATTATTCAAGACTGTTGAGTCTTTTTTTATGAGATTATTTAACTCATATTCCTCTACTACCTTCCCTTCTTCTATTGATACAGGATGCTGTTTCCCGGCGCTGTCGGGGGGAGAAAGAATTGTTATTTTATAAACCTTTTCTCTTTTCAATTTCTCCAAAATACTATCTGTCATAGTAAATCCGGTGAATGAAGTTTCAATAAAGCTCGTTATATTCTTCTCCTGAATATCTCTTTGCTCTTTTAGCTTCATTTTCTTACTTCCGCAAGAAAAGAACAGCAGGATTGATAATATCGCAAGAAATGGCGCTTTCATGGTCGTATGATTATTGGTTTGAGGAATGAGTTGTACTCCTCTCGGACGTCGAAGCAAGGGCAAGCCTTGATAAACTCAAATGGTTCAATAGTCCCGTCGTCGTTCAAATCCGGCGACGTGTCGCGATGTCCAAGAAGCTCTATTATGTTGTATTCTCTGCATAGTCTGTTTATCAGTTCTACCAGAGAAGCCTTTTGTTTCGGCGTGCGCGTGTCCGCAGGTTTCCCGGAAGCATTCAGCCCGCCGATATAACAAATACCTATTGAATGAGAATTATATGTTCCTCCCTGTCCGTCTTTTGAATTACAATGCGCTCCATTTATGGTTAGAGGCCTTCCGTTTTCAACGGTTCCGTCCAGGTCGACAACAAAGTTGTACCCAATCTGTTTCCAACCCTGTGCCTTGTGCATGCGGTCAATGTCAGCCGCTTTTATATCTTGTCCCTCTTTGGTGGCGGAGCAATGAATTATTATTGCATCAATGTTTTTCATTTTCTTTCTCCCCTGTTTGATTATTAAATCCTTTAAGCCTTTTTATTATCCATACAGGCATGAAGCCTGGTGTTATTTCCTCGCAATTTTCAATAATGCTTATTCCTTCCCGTACCATGAGTGCGGAACATGCGAAGTATCGGAACCAAACAAAACTATCAACAACACTCCCGGCTATGACAAAGCTTGCCAGAACATGGCTTAATGCCATGACTGAACTATATACAATGAGCTTTTTCCCAATCACTCCCCAGGCCTTACTGCTAACATCATGAGCAATCCAATGTTTTACAAAACCAAGAGCAGTGTCAATAATCATCAAAACAATAAGGAATTTCACAAATTCCCAATCACCAAAAACATACTTCTCGAATATTTCAAGGAAGGGAGCAACCGGAAGGGCTATTAATATTGTCATTTTTAAATCTCTCATAACCGGCACAATACAATATGGGCGGTCTGTCACACCGCCCACTAAATCATTATTAATCCATATAAATAACCCTGTTGCCAAATATAGCATCAAGTATGGGTTTGACTATATCATACAACCCGCATCCAGATAGCCCGGCTCCAACACCATATATCAGAACTTGCCATATTGTTAGGCCTGATAAGAAAGGCGCCAACCCGGTAGCCCAGCACGCAGAACAAATACCGGCTCCAACAAATAGCGAAATAGCGATTTTAGCCCACCTGTGCTCGTTGACATAGGAGATTAGTTTGGAAATTTGGGTAACAAGGAATGATACGACGGCGACAATTCCGGCGAACGTCCCTAAGTCAACAATAAACTCTGAACCTTGAGGTTCAGGCTCAACAGTCTGCGCGTACGTTGCTGCGACAGACATCAAAAGTAAACAGATAACAAAAACAATCTTTTTCATTTTGTTGTAATTTATTGATTAGTAAATAATATACAAATATATAAAAGCGCTTACAATATAAGCACTTTTAGAGCAAGTTAAAGGCTGTCCTCTAACAACTTTTCAAGTTCATTTATATTTTTCCTCAATTCATCCCGGTTTTTATGCAGATTTTCAATATCATACGGGAGAATTTCTTTTAATAATGAGGCCTCATAACATTTGATTATTTTGTAATCTCCTGCCGAAAGCCGTTTTTTCAGCTCTCTTATTTTATTTTCAACCTCTTTTTTGTCAAAAGTTTTCACGTACCTGTATGATATTTTCTCTCCCGCATCATAAGGTGATATTTCTATGATATAACCTTCTTCCGCTATCATTTTGCTTTCGTCGATAAGGTCGACAGGTTTCCATCCGGAGGCCTTTAAAATATCAGCTTGCTCCTCCACGGAAACAACCCTCTCTTTCAATTCTCCGTCATTATCCCTAAAGCTTTCGTTATACGGTTCAAGCATTTTTGATGTCATGATGCCGTTTTCGTCAATTCTGCCGTATTCTACCATTTTTTAGTCGTTTATTAAAGTGTTGATTGAATTTACCAGCCAGGCCTCCGTCAAGACGTTGTTTATATAACAGCGGTCAAATATTGCAATTACAAGACTTCCGCAAGGAACACGAAAGTAAGAGTTGACAGTGCTATCGTCGTATATTTTTTGTCCTCCTCTGGCATAGCATTTCATTGAGCCAACATTCCTCTGTTTAAGAAAAATGATGCGTCCTATTACTCCGTCATTTGGAAGATATACGCTGCATTCGTTTTGGGAATATCCAACAACAAATGTATCGTAGCTATTCAGATATACCCCTCCGCTCTCAATTACTTTTCTGTTAAGTATAAGCCCAGCGGCCATTAAATCGCGGAAATACCCTCCGTAAGCGGGAGCGTTCCCGCTATTTGATGCAACGCCGTAAACACCTGCAAGAAAGTTTCCAAGTTGATAAACGTCGTCGCGAGAAACGTTTCCATATCCTAACCCAACTATGGCAGCCCGGACGTCAGAGCCATATATTGACGAAACAGCCTGCGTATTTGCTGAATTACAAAAAATACCGGAAGGGGACATATATGCCACCCTGCTTGTGTTGTTTTTACCTCTTGCCTCTATGATACCGTTTGCTGCATCGAGTGTAATTTTTGAACCTAAGCTTGTGTCAAGGCTGCTTTGTCCCCCAGAACGTGCCGACTCAATAATGATTTGGGCTGCTACCGCATCGAGTATGATTTTATTTCCATCCGACAAGGTAGAAACAATCTTCCCGCCAGAATGCCACCATGAGCCGATAGCGGCTTCCTCGGCCAACAATAAGTTGGTTGCAACGCTTTCAAACTGATTTCCGAACTCATTCCAATAATTTGTATCAGTAGGGGCATGACCACGAAAACCGTTTCCAGCATCCACGCGGGCAACGTAGTATATTCCATTATACTTTACTGCATCAACTCGTTTGCTGGTTCCGTAGTATGTTTTATTGACGTTGTAAACTCCTTGAAAGGCCAGAGCGGGGCCAGGGGCGCCGTCTTTTCCGTCAATGCCATCATATCCGGTTATCCTTGTAGGTGTGCTCCAATAGGTAAGCAGGGAGCCAGCCGCACTCTTTTTCGCAACCGTACACCACAGATATTGCAGCGATCCGACGGAGGGCATTTCTGTGACCCAGCCAGACGGGTAAGTTGATGTTTTAGAAAGACTCGGAGGAGATGTTCTTGAACCGTTTACGGCATATCGGTATTCAAAATACGCTCCGTCTACCCCGTCGTCGCCATCTATCCCGTTAGAACCCTGAGAGGAGATAAGTTGCCATCTGCTTGTATTGGTTGGCGCATAACCCTTTCCTGGACTGCTGTATATGTAGCGATACGTAGATGTTCCGCCGTTGTATGTGTAAGTAACCTCGTCGCCGTTATAGTAGGTGTATGTAGAATTATATACACCCCTGAAACAGCCCAAGAACGATTCTTCTCCGCTTTCGCTTTGTATCAAGATACCTTTCAGGCGAAATTTCCCGTCAGACCTTGTATTGAAATCAAGGTAAGTCGTTGTATTTCCAACTCTAAATGCGTTATTTACAAAGTCTAAGAAATTCAATCCGTCTGAACTTACGACGCGGTCGGTCGTTATGCGTCCCGGCAAAACTTCTGTAAATCCGTACAGTTCAACAAAGCTTCGTTCTCCTTCGTATTCGCTATTAAGGACACCGGTAAGTAAATGATAATACCCGGAAACTTCCTCAAGCTTATAGGCCGTTTTACTCAAAAAGAAAGAGCCTTTCCCCGTTGTTTTGCTAACCTTTGCATATAAGTAGTAAGCATCCGCATCAGGTGGTATTATCTCGTAGCCTTCCATATCCCAGAACATGTATTCAGATACCTTATGAGCCGATGATATATTTTTTATGCCAAGGGTCATGTGCTGGATTATTCCAGCGGGAACGGTTAATTTTTTAGAAGCATTATCATAGGTTATCGTATGGCTAACTTGCTGCGGGTTTGTTTTATTGTTTACAAATCGAAATTGTAAACTTTCGTCACCCAGGAGCATGGCCATAGTATGAACCGTAATAGGATTTATTGACCCTGAAAAATTCAGCAATGCTCCGGCAAGCAATTCAAGGGTTTCTTTTGCATCCCGGAAACGTCGTTTCGTAAATCGTAGCGAGCTATTAAATAGTCCGTCTGTCGTTACCTCATTTGTTGTAATCTTTTCGAGGTCACTACTTATCGACGTAGTAACAGAGCAATTGGATAGTTCAAGGTCTGGCTTGAAAGGATTGTTCACGTATCGTTTTATTCCGGTAATTCTAATCAACGAACCTTCTGGGTGAAACTGCTCGTCAGAAAATAACGTATATCCTCCTACCTTTATTTTCCCAGCGATAGCGAGCCATCTTTTTTTGGCCCATATTCCGTTGAGAGTTCCATTAAATGTAAACTCCTTATCCTCATGCTCAAAAAGATACTTTGCAGCTTCTCTGAACATATCCCAGCTTGCCCCGGTCTGGCTGTCGTCGTCGCAGATATATTCATTCGGAAGCATTATATTGAATACTGCATACTTATCCCTCACAGAAGGCTTGTAAACTTCGTTAGGCATAGTTATTCCGTTCACTTCCTGGGGAACCAATTTAAAACGGCGCTCCCCATGAACATACCCGTTCAAACTATTCTCGTCCTGTTCAATCTCAAACTCTCCTTGACCGGCAAGCATTCCGGTTTGAAATATTATAGTCGCTGTTTCGCCGGAAATTCGATATTTGGAATAGTCGAGATTTTCAGGAATGGAGGCATCTTTGAAATCATAAAAATTCTTTTCCGCGTCGACGGTGATAACTTCGCTTACCGTTCCATATCGAGCCGGGATTATCTCGCTACAATCAAGGCTATCCTCTTTCCATGTAGTTTGTTGTGTATCCGCTCGCATAACACACGTCCCGGCCTCGTCTGTTTTATATAGGCGTCCGTTATATTCAAGAGTTTTTCCTTTCGGCAAAAGCAGGGTTTCACTTCCATATTTACTAAAGTCAATGTTCTTCGTAGTTCCTTCAATTAGGATAACTTCTGGGGGTATTTCTCCGCTTTCTCTTCCGACTCCCTTCTTGAAACTTCCACTACTTCCTTTATATGAGAGAGGGAGAGGATTTTCTTTGTTGTATTCAACCTTTCTAAGGCTCACCCTTTTCCCGTCAATTTCCCATTCAGTTTTATACAAGTCTGCAAGGCTGTTAAGCCCGTCGAGTATGTATGTATGGTTGTAATTTACCGTTTTGGTTTCTCCCTCAAGGCATTCCCCAACTTCCCAACCGGCATCGTGCATATTCAGGCAATCAACGATTAATTTAACGTGTTCGCGCGGTGTAGTTGTATATGGGAATTTTATACGCTTATCAATAGGGTTACGTACTTTCCAGAGCGTCGTTTTTGAGTCGTCGCTACTCAATAGGAGGGTGTACCTGAAATTTCGCTTACCCTCCTTCGTAAAGTTTTCCGGCTTCTCAAGAAAATAACGGACGCCGTTAAATTCACAGTGAGCTCCTACGGGAATTTCAATAAATTCGCAGGAAGAAAATTGCAAGGTCAGTTCTCGCAAAACCATTACGCCCTCGTAGGAATAACTTTCGCTATCTACCGGTAAATCAATCTCTTTATCTCCATAATATAGTTTCATATTGTCGGATTTTATACCTTATACAACGAATAATCAATAGCATCCTTCATTCTCCAACCTTCGGCCAAGCATTGTTGAACATAGCTTACTGCCGGGAGATAGAACTTTTCCAGTTCCTCTACGGTATGAAATATCTGATACATGGGTGTATCTTCCGTTCCGAACTTAAACTCAACAGGGAGAGTTGCTCCGTTTTTCTGAACGGCAATATCATAAGCCGCTTTGTAATTTCGTTGGTTTTCTTCCGACAGCCATACCGGCATTTCGTTCCATACGAACCCTGACAGAATTTTATTATCTGTTATGTCATTGTAATACTTAGTGAAGAGCTTTCTCAATTCGGCCTCGGTAGGCTTATGGTACAAAATTTCTTCCGCCCACACAGCAAGGTCGCTATCTACCGATAGTTTTGTTTTTGGGTCTGTTTCTTTTACCTCTGCATAATCCCATCTAATGATGTAGATATTATCAACTTCGCTAACTACCTCAAGAGGTCTGTAATTCATCTTTAATCCGTTTGTCCGTATCATAATCGTTAAATATTTGTTTGTTAATACTTTTTGTCTTTAAAATATGGGATTGCTTAAATTCCTTTTTACATACCACCTTCTCGTGATGTCCCGATATATAGCATACTTTATACCAGGCCGGGGAGATTAGTTTTGCTAATTTCCTGCGTATCGCGTATGATTTATAGTGTATTAGAAAGCCGAAATAGCTATTCATAGAGCAAACGAAATGCTCTGCGTTTTCTTCAACATAGGACGGGGCGAGTTCTGCTATGCGATTAAACTTGCGTATATTGTTAATCATATTGCTAACAGTTTGACTACCCGCATACAGAATATTTCCTTTTACGACGCTTCCGATAAACTTACACCCTTTTTCATATCGTTGCAGGTAAAGCTTTTTAGGGTGAAGAGTAACGCCAAGTTCGGTTTTTAGCTCTTCGCGTATTATTGGTATAATATCCAATAGGGCTTGTTTATCTCTCGATATGGTGTAAAAATCATCAACATATCTCCCGTACCAGCGGAACCGTTCTTTCATCACTGTATCAAATCCGTGCAGATAGAAATTTGCAAACATTTGTGATGTCAGATTTCCGATAGGTAGCCCGTAATCTTTCCCGGTTGTAAACAGTGATTTGTTTGCAGCAAGGCCGTTCCACATCTGAATAGGAGAGCGGCGAATACAATTTAATTCGGGATTATGTAAAACAATCTTTTTTACCAGATACAGCAAAATGTTCATATCTTCTCCGGTATAGTTTTCCCAGATAAATTTTTCAAGCATAATCCATAGAGTAGGCTTGTGTATGCTCATAAAAAAGCCCTGTAAGTCGTTTTTCATAATGTAGCATTCGCGGGTGAAATTTTCACTACATTCCTTAATCTGCTGATGCAGACGCTTTACGCCAAACATTACTCCTTTTCCTTTCCGGCAATTGTAGTTATCTTCAATAAAAACGCTTTCAAATAAAGGTTCTAAACGGTGCACAATAAGATGATGAACAATCCGGTCGCGAAAGTCGGCAGCAAATACCTCGCGTTTAACCGGACGGGTAACAATGAAAGCGATACTTTTCCCTATCTCGTAGGTCATAGTATTTATGTCATGATGAAGCTTAACAAGTTCGCTCTCATAGTCGCTTTCAAACAGAAGCGCATTGCATGTTCCGCGTTTGTTTTTTCGGCATTCATAATACGCTTCAAATACCTCTTCCAGTGAAATATATTCTTCCATATTGAAATTTCTCTTTTATTGTCTTAAATAGAAATTCTGCAAAAGTCCGAACCCGATTGTTGTTGTTCTTATTGTTGTTGTTCACGCTACCATCTGACCAATTCAATATCCAACTGTTGTTGGACGAGTACTGGGTTAAATCTCGTGATTGTCTTATTCTTAGCTATTCTCTCCGTTTCCGGGGAGGAGTTAGCACACGAGCCTTTTCTATTTTGAACTGTTCGCTCTGCGCAACCGTAATCGCGCAAATTCTGACAGAAATTATTTGTTCTTCCAGCCTGTAACCTGGCGACCTATTTTTTCTGTGTAGGCCGCCAATCGTGCAGTCTGTTTCACCGTTATAATCCTCTTCTCATTGCACAGCCGTAATAGAACCTTTAGTAATTCAAATTTTATCAGAAACCCTTCAAGATATTTCGCCCGCGCTGGCTTATTATCAGCCGCGCGGTTTGCTAATTGTAAATACTCGAATAATTCAAGAGAAACATTCGTTATTTTCTGTCCGATTGTGTATTTGTGACTTTTTGGAAATATTGCCACGTAGTCAACTAAAAGGCTGACTAATTCAAACGTATCTCTGTAAACAGGTAATTGACTTGCTAACATATCTCAAAGAGTTAAAGAGTTAAAGAGTTAAAGAGTTGAAGGGGTTATGTCAAAGCTGCAAAAGTCCGAACCCGACCGCTGCCGTTCTTAGTGCCGTAGCCCACGCTACCATCTGACCAACCCAATATCCAACTGCCGCCGGACGAGCACTGGGTAGATGTCCAATGATAATAGCTTGTATTGATAGCTGTTCCGCCGATAAGCGACATACATGCGTCTATTTCAGCCTTATTATTGTAGGCTTCTTGCCATTCTCCGAGAGAGCCGAGATAGCCTTTCTTTCCGTGTTTAAATGTTACTCCGCGACAATAGTCGGCCGCCGGCGCATTCCCGCTGCCAAGCTGGGCAATAATCTTATCGGTATTCCCGCTCCCTAAGTAATCTTTTTTCGCGGTAGCTGCGTCCGTCGTTGTTACGATATTGCTGATTGTTGTTCCATACCCTCCCCATTGAATGTTGGATGAGTTTTCAGTGGTTGAAATAACGAATTTGCAATTATCCGATAGTACAGCCACGCCGACAGCCTTGCTATTATTTCCCGTATTCCAGTCAGCGCGCTTTACCAGGTTTCCGTCGGTGTCAAGGATAAAGATACCCCGCTTTATTTCGAGATATGTCATGGTTACAGAGCGTGACGCCTGATTAGCGGTAAATGACTGTGCGTCGGGTGACGTGAAACCGGCCTTACCGTTGACTGATACAGAATAAGACGTTCCGAACGGAATTTTTACAGCTATCGGATTGCTATATGTGTATTCCGTCCCGTTTATTGTGACCTTTTGGCCAGAACATGAAACGGAATTATCCGTATTTACAGTAACGGTAACAAGCTCCGTCTGGTATTGCATGGACTCGCTCATGCTTGTTCCGGTCGCCGTTCCAGTCTTAGCCGTTGGCGTTTTATATCCAGACAAGGCGGCTGGCGTTATTGTGTACGCTTGACCTGTCGGAATTTTTTGCGTTAACGTTGAGCCTTTCCAGATAAGCGTTTTGTTTATAGTTCCGCACTTTACAACAACATTTGTTCCAGCATTCAGTGTCGCATCCGTTCCCTGGTTACTTGTAAGCGTAATACTCATTATCGTAGTATTGTAAGCAAACGAAACGGTGTCTACCGACGCTGTCGGCGTTTTGGTTACTGCTCCAACGGTAGCATATCCTTCTATTTGTGCCGGGGTTATAACCAATTGTTGGCCTGTTGGAACATTTACCACTAAAGGCTGTCCGACATAAGTCAGGATTTTATTGTATGACCCAGATAAGGTTATTTGCAAATTATCCAAGTCGCTTTTGTCTGTCTGGTTTCCTGATACGTTAATTGTCAATATCGTTGTATTGTATGACGCTTCTATGTTTCTCGTGTTTCCGGCCAATGCGATATATTCTTCAACTTCCGGGACAGAATAACCGGCAAGAGCAGGGTATTCAATTGTGTACGTCATATTCATTGGAATTTCAGTCGTCATAGCGGCTCCGTTCCAGGTTAACGGCGTATCATTGTCGCCATAGCGAACATGGACAACAAGGCCGTTTAATTTTGTGTCCGGTTGAGCCTGATTGCTGCTAAGAGTAATAATCAACTTTTCGGTTAGCTGCATATCTCCTCCGGAACCGGCCTTTTTCCAAATTGCTTTACCTCCTGCAATGTCATACAATTGCCAGAAAACAAATTCTCCCTTTTCGGCATCCAGTACACGCGCCTGGTTCCCGATAAGAAACGTATGCTCACCGTCGCTATCGGAAAAAGATAAATCATTCTCTCCCGGCTCATGGTCGAGAGTTGGAACAAAGTTTATCTTTGCCAGTTTCGTCTTATCTGCGTTGGTGTAATTATTATCTGTATGCTGATAGTTAGCGTCCTTGACCGTATTATCATCGTTTGTCAACTGTGATAGTTTCGTAGGAATAATGGCGACAATTTCGGCTTTTAAATCAGATAATAATCCGGTGAGCGTTTTAGTATCAGTTATCCCCTGCAAAAACGCTTCAATCTCCTGAAATGTATCAATAGCCTCACTCGCAGAGGTTCCAATCAATGTGTCGAGGCGACTATTTACGGCGGCTATCGAGGCAACTACAGCCGCGTCATTGTAGTTCTCTAACCCAATCAATTTGTTCTTGAGCGCCGTCGTGAAATCTTCCGTAGATAATTGTTTACCAGCTACCACCTGAACGTAATTCGCAAGGGCTTCCGCTAATTGTGTCGCATGGTTATGGCTCGTAATATCTCCGGTAAACACCGTTTCAATCTTTGGCTTAGTTAGCTCATAATCGGAGCTTGCCGAAATATTGGTACTAACATAGTCGCCTATTTCGTCGTTATACTCCCACCAGATACCGTCAATAGCTTTAGGGCTTTTACCGGTAGCAGGAGAGTTCGTTTTGATATACTTCTTTTGATCGACGTCGTAAATCCAGAAATAACCATCTTGAATTTTTGGGACATTCAAAGCCTCGGCCGCTGCGTCGCGAGCAACTTGCGCGGCATCCGTTGCGGGCTGTTTCAGGCCTTCTATCTGTTCCGGGGTGAAGTCGTCGTAAATAAACGCATCGCCTTTTTCTCCCTTGAGTTTTGCGAGTTGTTCCGGCGTGAAGTCGTCATAGGTGAACGCATCTCCTTTGTCGCCTTTTTTAGCAACAGGCATCCACCTCGTCGCGTCCGCCAATTGCGCTTTGTTATCATCAGAGAGAGAAACAAAACTACTCCCTATGAAAGAAACTACATCAAGCCTTTCGTAGGCTGTTTCCCCGTTCCATTCTCCGCGAGGGGAAAAACCCACCTTTCCGAGTATTGTTCTTACTTGTGTCATAATTTATTGTATTACTACTGTTAATATTCCGTTTTCGTCAAGCTCAAAGTTTGCTCCGGTGTATTCTTCATCGGTAATCATTGTTAATATCGCAGTAGAGGGTGTAACCTCGAATGTTGCATACATGACATTCCCCTTCGCAATTTCACCGGTATTGTACCACTCGCCTGTTTCCTCATTCCAGCGCCACCAATAGCCGTCAACTATCTTATCCCTGTGATCAGACAGGGCGTTTAAGCGATCAGTAGCAGCTTCGGCATTCAATATAGCTTTCGTCGTTTCCTCTTCTCGTACATTCTCTTGCCTCTGACGGATAATCTCCTCTTCTTTTCGCTCATTCTCGGCATTTTTGCGCAATTGCTCTTCGACAATACGCGCGTCCTCTCTCTCTTTCCATATCCGGTTATTCTCCTCGCGAGCAGCTTCGTTCTCCTGCCAGATTGTATTGTTTTTTACTCGTTCAGCTTCCGCCTCTTTTCGTCCCTGTTCATCGTTGCTCCAACCTTGAACCATTGCTTGAGAACGGGAATAAAAGTTTTCTCGCTCTTCCTCTTTATCTTCGACGGTCGCTTCAAGTTTTCGCATGTCAGAGGTTGCCGTTTTCGCGGCTTCCGTTGCTGCTTTAGCGTCGGAAATTGCCTTGATTGCATCCTGGTAGGCTGTTTGAATAAGAGTGAAGCTAACTTTTACGCTCGTCTGAACTCCATTAATGAGCTTTACACCCAAAGCCCATAACCCGGAGAGATTATCAACCGGGGTTAATTCGCTGACTTTTTTCTTTTTAATTGGCATAATCTTTCAGGTCTATAAAAAAATCATCTTCTGTCGTAATCAGTTCACCCGCTTCTGTGGATAGCAGGTATTCAACACCATCAAGTACAAATGATGTAAATGTCAGTGTTAGAGTAAATTCAAGCCAGGCTCTTCCGCCGGAGAGTAGCTGGAATTTTGTCGCACTTAACCCGTTGTAATAGCATGGAAATTCCTCCTCAAGGGTTTCAGAATAGAAAGTTCTTCTGGCATCGTCAAATTTATACCCTTCTTCATCCATTTTTTCGGTTAGCTTCGTAAGGTCGTAGACCAGAGCGTTTAGATTTTGCCACATGGTAGATACATTTTTACTACGCATCCAACATTTCAAGGCAACATCTTTTTTCTGGAAAACAACATTCTCCCCGTCGTAAATGGCTCCCGATTGGCCGGGAAGGTCAATTAATAGGTTTTTCTTTACAGCCGGCATCTTGATTATTTCACCGTCGGAACCGTCAAGGAGGTAAACGCCATAATCAGAGAGTGGAACCCCGTCAATTTCATAGCTGGTCTGCTTCGGTATTCCTCCGGGTTCAGGAGCAAGGTATGAATAATCTTTCATGGGAAAGTCGTCCGCAAAAGTCATTGAAAAATTTTCCATAACCTTGAATATCTTTTTCTGCGGGCTGGAAAGTAGTCTTAAACGAAGGCGGCAACCGGCTTCTGCAAAATTGTACTCATGATATGAACCGTCTGAAATAAGCGCTATAAAATCAACCGTTTTCCAATAGTCTTTACTATAAAAAGTTATGGCAAACTCCCTGACAGAAAAAGCCGGAGAGGTGAGGTCTACATCAATCCCGTTTTCCTCTTCAAAATCGTTCTTGTCAAGCTCTTTGTATGGAGGATACGAGATAAGTCCGGTGTAGCCGTTGTTGGCAACGAATACACCATAGGCTGCGTATGCATCTTTTCCGTCTATGTAAAAACGTCCTGTTGTCATTTCTTTTTAATTATTAAGCCTTTGAGTTGTATAATGTTGACGGCTGTTTTCAGCTTGTCGATATTGTCGTTTATATCCTCAAGGTTGCTTGTATTACTTTCAATTCCGGTAAGCTTTTCAAGTATCTGCGTACTTATGGAAACGAGCACTTTTAAGCTATCGGCCATAGAGAATGTATGACCCTGCATTACGGTTAATCGCCCATCAACCCTATCGACGCTCTCCTGGGAGGCCTGCAGTGTCGCCTTACTCGTTGCCGACCGCCCTGCATCTTCGTCCGGTTTGAAAATCTCAATACCCTTGTTTTCAGCTATCTGCTTGTACTTTTCAAGGAGGGCGTTAAATTCTTCCTGTTCAGATAATACGCCACTTGTTAAGCTGTCGAGAATATTGGCATAGTTGTTGAATTTCTGCTCGTCTGTTAAGCCTTCGTTCTTCATAGTTTCAAGCATTTGGTCTTGAGCTTTCTCTATGTAAGGAGCAAGGGTCACAGAATAAATCATTTGCTTAGCAAGTTTCTCAAGCATACCGGAAACACTGTCCGCGAAAGCTTCCGCGGCATCTGTCCCGTTTCTGAATGCATCAACAAGGGCATCCGTTATGGTATTTCCGAACTCACCGAATATTTCAGTCAAATAATCTTTTACCGATTGCAAAGCTTTTTCCGCTTGCTCGGCCAAGTCAATAATATTCTGAAATGCCGCTTTGTCCTCGTCTGACATCTCTCGGGTGTTGATTATTGTTTCGGCCAGTTCTTTGTTGAAATTTCCAGCCTCGTCAATAAGCTCCGGGTAAACATCAAGAATTGATGAATAAATATCTTTCCCTTTTCCCCAACCGAATAAACCGGTTTTCTTATGCCCTGTTTTTATTTCAATATCCGCCAGACCGGCGTATGCGTCATAAAACTTTCTCTGCTCTTTTGATAAAAGGTCTATTTTTCCAAACGCTCCATTGAAAAACGATAAGTAGCCGCCAGAATATTTACCGGTTCCTTTCAGCTCTCCGTTTAAGTCTGAAACGGCATCTTTAAGTACGGTTACAGCATTAGCCGCTTTCCCGTATTCGTCTGTTCCGAATATGGTAGTTGCTTTTTCGTACTCAAGGTTTTGTTCCATGAGTGCAAGGTTATACTCGCGTTGCTGGGCTATGGTTTCGGTCATAATCTTTTTCAAAGCAGCCTTATGGCGAGCGTTCGCCTGAAAAGCTTTCGTAATCCATCCAATAGCTTCACCAGCGGCGGCGGCAATCCCTCCGACAAGGCCTCCCTCGGCAAACCCTTTGCCTATGTTGGACACAGTTGACATAACGCCTTCTACTGTGTCCATTGCGTCGGCGGCGCCGTCGTTCCCGGCGGCTTCAAACATCTCTGAAAGCTTTCCGGCCATACCCCCGATAATGTCGGCGGCTTCCGCTGCTGACTCTCCGATATGAGCAAGCTTAACCTCTGTCGGGGTTTTCTCTTCCTTCTCATTCTTTTCCTCCGAAAACAACTCTTTCAATCCTTTAATTAAGGCGGAAAAAGGATTGCGTTTTACGCTGGCAGAAAACAGTTCTTCAATGGCTTTTTGTATCGCTTTGATGTCTTTAGGAGATGCTTTGAGAGCTTTTAACTGGTCGGCGGTAAAACCAAACTTTGGTGTTATATCCTCCGCGTTGGTGTTGGAAAGATATGACACAAGCTCTTTGGCCATCGCCATAGTTCTGTTTATTTCAGCCGTTGATTTGTTTGATGTTTCCTCAAACAGCTTAATCATTAAGTCTGATGATTTCTGCATTTCGGCCAACTCCTCGTTATTCAGACCCTTTAAGGCCTCCTTGCGCTTTTTCTCAAGTTCCAGGAGGAAAGCGTTTTTATCGGAAGAGGAAAGCGCTTTGTTCTCCTCTATCGCTTTCTTGTCCTTTTCAAAGTCCTCATTAATCTTTGCGCGTCTTTGCTCAAAGTTCCGGTATTTGTCAAGCAATTCCTTGTACAATTTATCAGTTTCAGTCCTTTGATACTCGTTGGCGACATCGGTGTACTCTTTCAAAGCATTTTTCTGTTCTTCCGACAGGTTTTCAACAGAGGAAACAGGGGTGAAAACTTTTCCCTCCTTCTTGTAGTTCGGGTTTTTATTAATCCACTCCTCGCGCTCTTTATCCTGCAACTCTTTTACCCAATCCTCCTGGCGTTTCCGATTTTCCTCGATTAATCTATCATATGTAAGGTCAATTTCAGCCTTTTCCTTATCAAATCCATCTTTCATGGCATCAATCCGGGCTTGACGTATCTCAAACTCCGATTGTTTCTCCTGATTAATGCGGGAACGGTTGTATTCGTTTATCTTCTTCTCGCGTTCGGCCTGTTCTACCTTTAATTCGTTTGCGGCTTCCTGGGCTTTCTTTTGAGCATTCTCCTGCTTGGTAAGGCTGGAACCGGTAACGCCGCCTAAATCCTTGTAGGCCTTTTCGGTGGTTTCTGCATTTTTCTTGGCGCTCTCAAATTGCTCCTTCGTGAATTTATCCTTGTCTTTTTCTATGGCGGCAAGCTCTTTTTTAGCTTTTTCCCAATCATCCTTAGCTTTCTTGTAGGCCTCCTCATAGGAAACAGACTTTTTGTTTCGCAAATCATATTCCGATTGCAAAACTTCAACTCTCCGGCTCAGTTCGTCGCCGGAAATTTGACCGCGCAAAGTCCCCTCGTTTATATTCAGGGTATAAAGCGGGTTATTCTTTCTTGCGGACAACAACCGTCTGGCTTCGTCAAGCTCCGCCTTTATCTTGTCGTCCGTCTGCTTTTTCAAGTCGATTTGCCACTGGTTTAACTCATTCTGGCGCTGCTCTTTTTCATATGGTACAACCTCTGCTTGAAGTCTTTTTAATTCCTTCTCAAGCTGGTTAGTTGTCTTGTTTTGTAAAAGAGGGTTTTTGTACTGGCCATAGCCGTAATTTTGGTGACGAAAAGAAATTTCATCCTGTATAGCCTTTATCTGGGCTTTATAGTCGGCAACAACGTTTTTGTTATCATCGACTTTCTTCTGGGCTTCAATTCCGGCGATTTCCTTCTTTAAACCTAAAATATCCTTTAGGTGTCCTTCCTCGTCAATATACTTCTGGATTATGCCGGGATAGGCATCTTTCAGCTTGTTTAGAGCGTCGACGCGGTCGAGGGATGAAGCGTATTCATCCCTGGCGGTAGTAATGAGCTTTTCAATTTCCTGCTTGTGTTCGCTCTCGGCTTTGGCTGCTTCTTCTTTCTTTTTATTGTACTCATTTTGTGCTCTTTCGGCATCGGTAGTCCGGTTGGCGTAGGCAATAAGAGCAGTTACAACCGTTCCTATTGCGAGAGCGGTAGCAACATAGGGGTTTGAAAGCATTGTCTTATTCAAAAGCTTCTGGGCTTTCTCTGCCATTAAGAGGTATTTTATTTTTAACACCTGCGATGCCGTATAACCTTTTTCCATCTCGATTGCCAGAGCAAGGGCAACCCGGTAGGCTCCGTATGTTCCTATGAGGCTCAACAGTATTTTGCCAACCTTTTCATAATTCTTCACGAGAGATGTTGTCGCGGCGATACTATCGGTGATTAATCCCTGGTTCTTTGTGGCAAAGTCATTATAGGCGTCGTCAATAGCTCCCATGAGGTTTGAAACACCACCTTTGATACCTTCGCTTTGCTTTTTCAACATTCCGTTGAATTTTCCTCCTTCGGCGGTAGCGTCCGCGAAAGCCTGTGCAACCATTTCAGACGAAATAGCGCCTTTGCTCATTTCATCTTTGAGTTGAGCTACCGATTTACCGGTAGTTTCTGACATCGTTTTAAGCGGGTTAAAGCCAGCATTTACCATTTGCAACAAATCCTGACCCATGAGCTTTCCGGTAGCGGACATCTGCGCAAATGCAAGAGCAAGGGAATTGAAGCGCTGTGCATCTCCCATAGAAATATCGCCAATCTGTTTGAGTGTAGGCATAAGCCTGTCGGCCTCTACTCCAAAGCCGAGCAAAAGTTGTGCTCCTTTGCTTAGGTCGTTTAGCATCAGCGGGGTTTCGACGGCGAATTGTTTCAATTCCTTGAAGAAAGATGCGGCTTTTTCTTTATTTCCGAGGAGGACATCAAAGGAAATTTGAAAACTCTCGATTTCCCCCCGGACATTGACAAGGGTTTTTCCAAAATCAAGTATTTTGTCAATAGCAAAATAGCCTCCTACGGCAGTTCCAACCGAGCGAAATGTGCTGTCAATTCTTTGACCTTCGGAAACGGCCTTGTCGCCGACAGACTGGAACATCTTTTCAGCCTTCGCCACGTCTTTGCTGAATTTATCTATGTCTAAAGCTAAGCCGTACGACTCTTGCCCGTTATCTGTATTCATACAACAAATTCCTCCTCTTCTTCGTTATCGCTGTTAAAATTGTCTGGATTGTTTGCGTCCAGGCTATCGTCCCAATCATCATCCTTTTTACCGCTTTCCGGGGATGGGGTAGAGTAGCCATACATGATTAAATTTTCGTAACTCATTTCATCAAGTATGTAATCAATGGAAACGCCGAGGTTTTTCGACATTCCGAGGATTACAGCCCAGATGCTGTCGTTTTCGTTTCCGCTTTCTTTGTTGACCTTAGTATGTTTGCCTCGTTCAGGGTAGTTATAATGCTGAAAAAAAAAGCGACGTGCTGCATTCCGAGCGCCTCTGATATGAGCTTTAGCAATTCTTCATTGCTGCAATTGTCAAGTAGTTCCTTTGAGAGCTGCTTCCGGTTGTCAATCTCCACTATTTCTACGTTCTTAATCAGGCCAAACCACTTCTTTTTTACGACCTCTTTTGTTTCAATAAGGTTTTTGCGTCCGAGTATGAGTGTCGCGGCAATATCTCCTATCATTTCGCAGTCTTTCGCGTACGCAAGGATATATGTTAATACTTCATCATTCCCTTTGATGAACGGGGCAATAGGGAGCTTGGAGATATATTTGGACACCTCAATTATTGTCCCTGATGTAGGACGGGCAATTGTGTATGTTTTCCCTCCGAGGTCAATATTATATGGCTCTTGAAGGATGGTGTCAGAAACTTGTTTTTCTACTGTGTCCATAATGAAGGATATTATAAATTATACAGGAATGTAGTTTGACCACCAACCACAAAGGACGTCTTTCCGTTTGTCAACCGTTTACGCTGTTGCCGCCTGGGTAACGGTAACGGTTTTTTCTTTCCCGTCAGCCGTAATTTTCACATTGGCAGTTCGTTCTGCTCCGGTATTGGCTGTTACTTTTACCGTTACAACCTTTCCCGATACTGTTACAGTACACCAATCTTCGGATGATTGTGCAGTGACAGCCCCGGAAGATGTTACGTTAACCTTCTTACCGGCGGCATCTGCGGCATTGGTGAAGCTCAAAGAGGCCACATCAACAACCAAAGAACCTTTCTTTCTGAATTTTGAATACCAATAACCTGCATCTCCTTTCAGAATTTCAAAAGTCAAGTCGGCGAAGTCGCCTTCTTCTTCTGACCAACCGGGCTTGTAGGTAATTGAGCATTTCGGGGCTTTGATACCTTTAGCGCCAATGTTTTTCGGAGTTACCTTTACTGACCAATCACCTTCCACTACGTGGGTTTGAACTTTGAGTTCCTCGGCATCAATATTACCCAGACCGAGGCGCTGCAAAAGTTCGTCGTCCGGCTCGATAACCCTTGTTGTAAGGGAGTAGCCACCTTCAAGCTGCTCTTTTGCTACCGTTTCCCCTCCGGTGGCCTTTGCCTCAAGCACATCGCCGTCGGTGGCTTCAAGGGAGGATGATTTGTCCTTGATTGTGCCAATACTTTCGACGGAGGTTGCGAATGTATCACCGTCGCCAGTTGTACCGATTTCAATCTGGCACTTTGACCAGGACATAATTCTTTTTTTCATATCCTTTAATTATTAGAATGTTATACGTTTAAAATCAATGCAAATGCTAACAAAATGCTGATGAATGTTTTCCGCTTTTGTCGTTTCCGGGGCTTCTGACAACTCAAAGATGTATTCCTCAAAGAGATATTCATTTAAGGCCTCCTCAATCGCATCCGCGAGGGCTTCAATCTCCTGCAAACGTTCTTTTGCCGGCATAAGGCAACCGGAGTTGTTGTCAATATCCTTGACGTAGATGTTTATGCGAGCGCGTCCGTTTTGGATTTGCTCTGCATCTCCGGCGGGAATAGCAATAACAGCATCCTCCGTTTCAGCGTCAACAGGTCTACAATCTTGCATATAGACCGTCCCGGCGATTTTTCCGGCAAGGAATATATCAAGTACATTGAAAACGTCCTGTTCGATTTGAGATGTTCCTTTTTTACTCATCTTCTTTTAAATCCTAAATCTTTAAGCATTCTTGGAACTAATTTTTTTGCAAGCATTTCAGAACTATCAAGCACATTCAATCCCATCTTTTCAACATATCTTGCATAGTTCATCCCGGCCACAACAATGAGCACGATACCCTTTGGATTTTCCGAGATAAGTTTGCTCATAAAATCGTTCCCCTCTTTTGCCCCTTTTGTCGCCGTCGGCTTTACCGCCTCAAAAGAACTCCTCTTTACAACTTTGCCGTTATACAGGACACAATACCCGGTTGAACTTCTAAGGTTTCCGGTTTGGTCTGTATATTTTCGGTTTATTCTTGCCTCCCTGATACATTCAAGTCCTACAAAATCAAGCCTTATAATCAAAGCTTGTATCTTCCTGCGTAATAGGTCGTCAAGAAACTTCTTTGCTTGGTTTCTGGGAGAAAGTCTTTTTATCGGCATGTCATACAGTTATTTGTATGTTATCAACAGCGTCGAGAAATAGGATGCCTTTCTGGTATGCGGTGTATGTTCCCAGGGAATTTCCTCTCATATCTTTCAATAGGAATGTGCACGGTTCAAATTCTTGCATTTCGATTAAAATAATGTATGCCGCCTGTGTAAATTTACCATCGACATAAATACCCCTTTTTTCGTAGTTGTTGACCTTGAAATTGCAGGGGATAGGCTCGCCTAAAGAGCTTTCAGCCGCTACGGGCTTTCCGTCTTTATATCCGCCTCCTGTTTTTGAAACGATTTGCAATATTCCGTTTTGGATTATCATCTAAAAATCCTCCCCCTGATAACCGTAGTTGCTACCTTTTGAAACGGCATCCTCATAACCTAAGCCTTTGCGGATTTTATCAGCTTTTGCCTTAAAGCATTTCTTTTCATACTCTGAAAAAGAAAAGGTAACGCCGCCTTGAGAAACGCTTGGAGCCTCGGAAAGAAAGTCATACAACATCGCTTTCGTGAGTAGGAAACTTTTTCCGTTCCGGGTTTCTTTTGTCAATTCGTCAGACGGGTTCAATCCGAAACTATCGGCGGCGTCGTCAATCACAGACGCCGGAACCGGATAGTTCGATATACTTTTCAAAGATTGAAATATAGTGCTCATGGCTTTTGCTTCTATTTTCCGTCATTCCAAGTCGTATTCATTGTATTGATGAATACAAGTGATTTACGGCCTGTTAATGCAGGTTGAACATACGCCTCTGCCATTGTAACCTCAAGCATTGGGTTTACGTCAGAATAGACGGTCATTTTGTAGTATGACCCCTGTGTCTGGATTGCGTCGGTCGCTTTCAGCATCGGAACCGGCTTATAATAGGTGTACCCCAAGCGAGGTTCTGCGGAGAGTGTACAAACGTTTTCATTCCAAGGCTTGATAGTTTCGCGGCTTCCGTCCTTGTGCTCAATCGTAACATAAGTGTCGACAACAAGCACTTGCGGGGCTTTCTTCTTGCGCATGTAGGCGTTGATACTATCAATACTTACATCGTCAATACTTTCCAATCCTACGGCTTTCAAGACTACTCCGGCAATACGCTTGATAGTCTTTTTCTGCGAACACAGATAATCAAAAGCGGCCTGCTCCATGATTGCGTACTGTGGTTTCCGGCCTCCCTTCTTTCCGACAATCTTTTGGCCCTTCATGATGTCAGCCAAACCGTCAGCGTTCTCGATATCATCCCATTTGGCGGTTGAACCAATGAAGTTTTCCTCCGGAACGTTGAAGTTGATTTCGTCCTGTTCTGCCATATCGCCGTCGATTTTGGAGCTTAATACCTGCTTTCCAGACGAACCGATACGCATTGAGTCCACTTCTACACGATAATCCATACCATCGTTGCAGAATTTTACATCATCATAGACAATATCAACGAGATACGTCGCGGTCGCTTTATCCTCCGGGTTTGCCGCAGCTTTCGCCCGAAGGTCATTGTACTTGTTGATGTCGATTTCGTCTTTTTCGCGAGAAACGGCAATTTTGCCGAGAGTTCCCGACCAGGTTCCGACCTTTTTACGGGTTTTCTTCGGGGCTTTCGTGTTGAAAGCAACGCGGTCGGCAGAAATTGGAATACCTTCATCTCCCTCGATACCCTTCAAGTCAAAATCGGGAGTGTATTTCAACGGAAAAAGCTGACGCCAGGCCAGTCCCAATCCGGGCTGGTAGGAATTTACTTCCAATTCCAAACCGGGTCGGTCAATTTCAAATAAAGGTGCATTCATTGCTGCCATGATTATACACGTTTAATGGTTGGTAACATGGCTTCAATATCTTTTCCGATACAAGCCGTTTCTTTTCTCACATTTGCGCCGTTAATAAGGCGTACGGGCTGCTCTCCTTTTCCGGCGAAAATCATATTTCCCAGAATATAATCCGGGGCGTAGATAGGTTCCGCTTCTGTATCGCTTGCGGCTTTTGCCTGATACAAAACTTCACCCTCGGCGATTGCGACACCGAGGGAAACGGTTACAACATCTTTGTCTTTTGAAGTTGCGTCTACCTTAGTGCATTTTACGCCCTTCTTCCCGTACGCGATAATGTCGTTTACTGCGACACCGCTACCTTTTGCGACATTGATTGTAGTGTCGCTGGCTCCTACCGCAGAAACAAGGCGATAGCCTTTGATAACAGCGTATTTACCATTAGCATTCAATCCAACGGCGGTTGTTTCCGGGGCGTTAAACCCTGGTTCTACAACGAGGCCACCCGCTGGCTTTTCAGCGAAAACCTGCTCAATCCTGATAGGTTCCGGCGCTTCGGCTCCGTTGTATGAAAATCTGTCTTTCATTACTGTTGACCATTAGTTTGTTTGCAACCCGACTATGGCTGGGGGTGCAGTTTCAGCCTTTCTCGCTTCAACACGTGCCTGTACGAGTGGATTAGGTTTTACCTCTTCCTGCGTTTTTCCTCCGCTTTTGGGTTTTCCAACAACGCCCTCTTTGGCAACAATAGATGATGATATATCCTCAATATCTGGGGTAATATCCTCGAGCCATTCCTCAAAGTCGTCGTCAGTTTCAAAATTCATTCGGGAAAAATCCTTTTCGTAACGGTTCTTGAGCTTTTCAGGAGCATCTTTGAGTAAATCGGTCAAACGAGATTTTCGGGTATCGGCAATTTTTTCGCCTTTGATTGATGCAATCTCTTTCATCATAGCTTGATTACTTTTGATAAGAGCTTTCAACAAGGTTTGCGTTTCGTCGCCTTTCCCGTTTCCTTTTCCTCCTTTAGGGACATTGACAACTACGTCGTTATCGTCGTCCCCTTCTCCCAAATCATCCATATCCGCATCGTCTGCGTCCTCTGGCTTAATCCTCTTGCCGTCTTTCAGGCCATGTTTTTTTTCATAGCTTCCAATAGCCTTTTCTTGAGCTTCTGTAACTCTGCTATCAGAATAGCTATCAATCACTTGTTGTAGAGTAAGCTCTTCAACGGCGGTCGTTGCTTCCTCCTCTGATTTTGCAGTTTTCGCCAACTTGGCGGCTATCCTGTTCAATACTTTAGCGTCTATCCCCTCGAATTTGGTTTTCAACGCTTCTAAAATCACTTTTCTCATAATCGACTATTTATATCCAAGCTCTGTTGTTTTTTATATTGTTTACTACAGAGATTGAAATGTTAAAATGATTGGCAATATCTTTTTGCTTAATGCCTTTCGAGCACATAAGCCTTATCTTGTCTGCATCTTTTTGGGTTAGTTTAGCTCTCCCGTTTTTCTCTCCGATCATTTTTTTAGGCTTTGAAAGCCCAGTACGGTAGGCGTGCAAATTATTCTCACTTATGGTAGCCCATTCGAGATTTTCAACCCTTGAGTCAGTTGTATTTCCGTTTAGGTGGTTTACCGTAGGTTTATTTAGAGGATTAGGTATGAAATGAATAGCAACCAGTCTATGTACGAGAAACCGTTTCCCTATTCCATTTTTGCATAACATGATTGTATTATACCCATATCTGTCTGGATGCTGTTTTAAAATCCGTCCTTTTGAATTCACAACATCTCCTTGAGAGCTAATTTGATATTTCTCGTATTCTCTAATATGTTTCCATACGACTTCTGTCATAAAATCAACTGATTAGTTTATGCAAAACTAATAAATAGAGATTTAATGCTTATATTATAAGCGTATGATTGGTGTTATTTAACTATTGAAACGAAAGTAAATAACCCGAAAAGATTATAAAAAATACGGGAAAAGTATTGTTATTTTAAAATAACTCACTATATTCGCCATGTGTTTACAATGTAAGCACTTTAACGTAAATTCACAACAACAATGAGAACGAAAAGTATTTTGAGCTACACTACATCTTTCATCAATCGTAATTTCAGATTGAAAGTTTACGGAAGAGATGCGAACGGGAACCGGATTAATAAGCTGGTCGGTGTATCAGGATTAATCGAGCTAATAGGAGAAGAGCTTTTGAATAAGTTTGTCGGTCGCGCTATAAAGGCCGGGCTTGACAAGGTGGTTTGCAAGCTTCGTCGTGGATTGCAAGTTTCATTTTACATCAAGTAATAATTTAAGAATATACGATTATGACAAAAGAAGAAGTTTATAAACTGGCAACAGTTGAGAATCCTATCATCAACGATAGCGGTAACAGAATAGAGTTTGCCAATGGCGACGTATATGCAAAGCAGTCTATCACTAATTTGTATCGCAAAGTGAAAATTTATTTTTAATCCGGTAGCCTTCAGGCTACCATATAAAAACAACGATATGGGAACAATCAATGACAATCGCGATTGCAGCGTTTGCGAGGCCGGAAAAGAAAATTACACAACCTTCTCAACAAGGTTAGGAAGAAAGCAGGTAAAACGCGTACAGTACGATTACAGAACCCCGGAAGGCGATTTGTTTGCCTGCGTAGGTCAATCATTAGACGACTGTCGCCGGAAGCGTGACGAGTGGTTAGCAAATCAATAAAGGTAACGCTCCGCCCAACCAGCGGGGCATAATTCACAACAACATGGAACAAATTTTATTATCAAAAAAGAACTATCATCGTGCGTCAAAGGTGGTTAATGTAGAAAATCAGGAACAGGGCGAATTTCTCTTTAATTGGAGAGATAAGAAGTTGAGTGATAATTTAATGCACTGCGACTATGCGCATACCGCAATTCGCATATCTGACAACGAGGAAGTTATCATTTATGACAAAGACTTAGGCTCCTGGGCTGTAACGGATTGGAAATACAAGGTTAACCTTGAGGAACTTTGGAAATGTGCTTGCGACGCTTTTTATTCTACGAGTTTCAGCCCGGAAGAACGCGGGGCATACTACATACGGACGTATGAGGAGGAGCTAAACGCCGACATTGAAAAGATGCCGGAGGAAGAAAGAGAACGCTATATTTCCAAGTACAAAGAATGGGTTCAAATATTATTCAATAAGCATTCTCGCATCATGAGCACCATGATAACGGGGCCGGCACGTTTCCCGACAAGGCGAAATGAGAAGATGAACAATTATTATGAAAATGCTGTCAGTGAATTTAGAGCATGGAGAGAAAAAGTGCTCAAGGCGATAGCTCGTAGGGTAGAGGACGCAAAGCCGGAAGAACAAAAAGCAGATGAAGAATGGACGAGGCTCAAGCGCTCAATTTATTCCTCTGCTTCTACAATTAAGGGTATTAATGACGGTACGGAAAGAGGGTATAATAAAGCCTTGTTTGTTTCCAGTATTTACGGTAAAGTTGAAACATACGCAAAGC